TCGCGTCACTGAGACCCGAGGTGGCGAGCTTCAGCACCCCGAGGCCCTGCGCCCCAGCGAGCATGACCGCGGGGTAGGCCGCGACCAGGCCCGTGAGAGGGGCCGCTGCGGAGGCCGCTCCCACCGCGGCGGCACCCAGGGACGCCACCGCCGTGCCAGCCAGCGACAGCGCCGTCACAATGGCGGGAATCTTGGTTGCTCCGAGGACCGCGCCGAGGTCGAACGACCCGCCCGGACCCTTGCCGCCCTTGACGTCGACATCGATCGTCGGGTCAAGGCGATCGAGCTCCACCGCTTGGGCCTTGATGGCCCGCATCTGAGCTGACGCCTTGGCCGAGTCGACCCCGAGGTCGATCTTCTTGTCGGCCAGGGTCTTGAGCTCGTTGCGGACCTCGGAGATCTTGTCCGAGATGCCACGGGTGTTGCCGTCGATCTTGACTTGCTCGTTCAGCCGACCGAGCTGGGCCTTCAGCTCCTTCACCTTGGCCGTGGCCCCGGCACTGTTGGCGTCGATCCGGGCCTTGTTGACCGCGATGTCCTTGAGGCCCCGCTTGAGGGCGTCGAGGTTCTGCTTGAACTGCGCCGAGTCGAGCTTCGCCGCGACGTTGACCGTCTCGTTGGTGCCCGCGAGCTTCCGCTTGAGGTCCGCGCCGAACTTCGTGGTATCCGGGCGGACTTCCAGGAAGACCGACGACAGAGCTGTCACGCGCTTACCCCTAGCTCCTTGAGCATTGCCTTTTCCGCGGTGGCCTGCTTGCCCATCGGGGCCAGGAGCCAGGAATCCAGCTCCTCGCGGTTCCGCGACATGTCGGCGCGGGAGTCTTCTTTCACGTTAGGCGACAACAACAACTCCACCCGGTCCTGGGCGTCAGCGCGCTCAGCGAGCAGCGCGTAGACCGTGTTGAGCAGAACCGGGTATGGCCAGTGGATCAACCCAGGAGCAGCTGCAAAGCGCTCTGCTCGATCGACTGCAGACCCTCGGCCCGCGGGTCGCCGGGCAGGTGCCGCATAGCCTGGCCGTCCACTGCGGAGAGCGATAGAGCCTTCGAGGTCTCCCCAGTTGTCGACTGCCCACCAGGTGAGTCGGAGGGCAGCTCGGTAGGGCGTCCCGAGGAAGCCTCCATGCAGGTCTGCACGATCTTGAGAAGAGTCTCGGGGTCGAGGTGGACCTTCTTCGCCATGTGCAGAAGCCGGGGCTTGTCCTCGTCGATGACGATGCCTTCGAGGATGTCGATCAACGCGGCGAGGGACTCCATGTCGGAGGTGTCCAGGCCAGACATCGAGGCCCGGGCGAACAAGCCCCAAGCGATTGTCTGATCGGCGTCGTCGATGGTGAAGACCTCGCCGTTGAGGATGAACTGATCCGGCTCACGGTTGGGGTCGGCCTGCTTGACCGCAACGTTGAACTCTCCGATGATTGGCATGGGTCACGCGCTCCTGGCCGCACCAGCGGTGAGGTACTTGAACGGCTGGCCACCGACCGGCACCTCCAGTGCAAACTCCACCGGGATGCGGGCGTAGTCGGTGCCCTTGCGGCGAGCGATCTCGACCGCACCAGTGTTGAAGCACTGGTAGCCGATGAGACGCTCGGTGTGGTCCTGCGACTCCCACCCGATCATGCACCGCACCGAGGCACCGAGGCCCGCGGGAGTGTAGGTCGCCATGGAGGTCGCACCCGTGCCGGTGGCGGTCACGGTGCCACCGTTCAGAGCTCGCTTGAGGTTCGACATCTTGACGTCGGCCAGGGCGAACGAGAACGACCCGGAGCGACCGGTCTCGACGTACTTCAGCGGGTCGAGGAACTCCGCCACGTCGATGGTCTCGGTGGAGGTGGACCACGAGAACGAGTGGCCCTCGGGCGTGGCTCCCAGGACGACCCACCCGGTGGTCAGGGTCCAGTCGTCGGAGAACACCCCGCCCGTGACAGTGTGGGTGGGCTCGGCGGTGCCGAGGGGTGCCCACAGAAGATAGCCGGGGTCAACGGCCAGGGTTGGGACCGGAACAGACAGTGGCATTGCGAGCGCCTCCTAGCGCGATGGGTGGTGCAGGGGTCAGGGTGTGTAGCGGCGGTCGAGCGCAGGACGAAGGAACGGTCTCGCGTTCATCTTGGAAGTGCCCATCTCATGGAAGTACAGGTAGAAGGCATCCCGCGACCAGGACACGCGGACCCAAAGCCCTCGCTCATCCTGGCCGAGCTCGTGGTGGATGGAACGAGCTCCGAAGCCGGTGCGCTTCGGAGCTGCAACCTCAGCCACATCCGCGATCTGACCGCCCAGGGAGTCCAGGGCGTCCGTCACATCGGGATTGCGTTCCAGCTCGCGCAACGCTTGCTGGTTGAGGTTGAGGTTCACGACTAGACCACCTGGTCGGAGATGCCCTGAGCAGGCACGTCCGCATCGGTGGCCTGGTCGATCGCATCGTTGGCAGCCTTGGTGTCCTCGCGGGCCACGTAGGCGTCCCACTTGTTGCGGGACACTGCGTCGGCGTCCACCGGGTCGCCGACGTTGTAGGCGAGGGCGGTGCCGACGAAGATCTTCTGGGTGGCGATGAACGACTTGGCCATGGTTTCTCCTACTGAGTGGTGAGCAGACGGACGGTCAGGATGTAGCGGGCGTTGGAGGACAGCGTCGGGTCGTCGGGCGACCAGAACGGGCCGGACTCGATCTCATACGACCACAGCTTCCCGTTGGCGAACGTGCCGTGCAGAGTTGGTAGGACAGCCACCAATGTACGGGCCAGGAGGTCGGCGTCTTCTTCCTTGGCTCCCCAGCAGTCCAGCTGCATCACGGGTTGGTCCTGCCAGGGGTCCGGAGAAGTACCGGCCACGCGCTGCACTCGGACCGCGGGGAGCGTGGCGTTGAGGCGGGTGCCGACCCGGCCACCGGTCACCGCGTTCAAGTCGGTGGAGCTCTTCAGCGCGGCGACGGTGACCGCCGCGGCTGAGGGCAGAAGGGCGGGCATCTCAGACCCTCCGAAGCATCGCGGTGATGTGCGACAGCGGCGGGAAGTCCCAGCGCTGGACCTCGCCGTCGACCTCGTAGAGATCGCCGTCCCACTCGACCCGGTCGGTGGCCAGGAGGTCGGTGCCGTCCGGCGCGTAGATGCGCCACCTGGACACCACGGTCTCTCGACCGACGGTCTCCTCGCGGCCTTCTTGCGGTTGCACCGAGCAGTTGTCGACCTGGTGCGAGGTGGCGGTGGACCAATCCCGATCGGCGTTACCGTAGGGGTCCGAAGTGTCGTCCAGCGAGGCGCGCCGTACAACGACGCTGTGGCTGCCGAGAATCATGCGACGCCCGGTGGTAGCCGGTAGGGGCTGAGAACGTCGGAGAACGCATCCAGGGACCCGCTAGACCCACCTGAGCCGTAACCGTAGGTCACCGAGCCGACCGAAACAGAGTTCAGGGCCGGGTCGCGGGGGGACGAGGTGGCCTGGGCGAGCGAAGAGATCACCGGCAGAAGCTCGGGAGGGCACTCCTCGTGGCCGTGGGTGAAAGTGACGTCGACCGCCTCCAAGGTGCATCGGCCCTTGAGCAGGACCACGCCCTCATCGGGGATCGTTTCGAACACATAGGTTCGGCCCGGCGCGACGATCGAGGCGACCGAGGTCAACCGACCTGTCGGCAGGACCAGGGTGTTGCCGCCGTAGACCCGGACGGACTTGGTCTCGGTGCGGACCGGTGAGATGTGCCATCGGCAGTGGTTCCGGATGCGACCGATCGCGGCCTCGATGAACAAGTCTTGAGACGGCGTGTACCCGGGAAGCTGGGCGTAGTCGCTATATTCGATCACTCATGCCTCCGAGACCGGGGCTGGGCAGGCAGGCGACGAGGTGCCCACCTGCCCAGCTCAAGAGCTACTTCTTGTCGGCGTTCTGGTTGCCCTTGGCCTTGGCCGGGACAGCCTCGGTGGCCGGAGCCTCGTTGCCGCGGATGTTAGTGTCCTCGGCCTTCACGGGCTCGTGCGGGCGACCGTCAGCAAGGTCCTTCTGCTGCTCGACCGCCGACGGGGAGTACGCCTCGGGGTTGCCCTCGACGATCTCGTGCGAGGACACCACCGACTGGCGGACACCCCGGAACTCCAGGACGCGCTCCAGGTAGCGCTTGTCTTCCTCCGAGATCCCGGGAGCGGCGAGCGCCTCCTGGACCTCCGAGGTGTTCATCCCACTGTCGTTTGCCATGATGGAACGTCCTCTCAGAACGTCGGGGTGACGAGGCCAGCACCCGAGAGACGGGCCAGGCTGTTGGAGTAGCGACCCGCCGAGAAGGCGAGGTAGCCGTAGACCTGCAGCCGCACCGTGAGGGTGCCGGAGAGGGTCTCCTGCAGCACACGGGTGCGGATGTTGGACTCGTAGAGCACCACGTCGTCGGACTTCATGACGATGATGGCGTCCTGGTTGGTGCCCGCGCCCTGGTTGGTCGGGATCGACGGGTCGGTCACGACCGGAAGGCCCTGGATGGTGCCGACGACCGCCTGCTGCGTGACACCGTTGAAGGTGGCGAGCGCGTTCTGCGGACCGTTGGCGTTCGGGACGACCAGCGGGCGGTTGCTCGCGTCGAGCTGCGAGATCAGCCAGGCCCAGCGCCGCGGGTGCATCACCACGACGTTCGGCGAACCGAACCGGGTGGTGTGGATCTGCGACACCGCGTTGGCGATACCGGAGTAGATCCCGGCGACCGTGGTGGCGGTCACCGTGACGTTGGTCGTGCCGGTCTGCGTGAACAGACCCGTCACCTGGCCGGTCGTCCCGGTGCCGTTGAGCACCTGGAGGTTGGTCTTGGTGGCGTAGTCGGCCAGGAGGTCACGGAAGACCAGCTCGTCAAAGTTGATCGGCGACTGGTCGAGCAGCTGGATCGCGATGTCCTGCTGACCGGCGACGGTCCTCACGGGGATCTGGAGCGAGGTGTCCGTCAGGTCGACTTCCTGCACCGGGTCGTTGTCGGCGGGCTGCACCGCGGTGGCGGTGCCGGTGAGGATCCGCGGGATGTTGATCGAGTCCGTGCCACCGGGCAGCGGCTGCGAGTTGAACAAGTTCGCAGTCGGGCGACCGGCGCGGGCCAGCTCGATGGTCTGCTGCATGAGCCAGCTCGGCGGGACGAAGAAGCCGCCCGAGCCGTCAGCCCGGTTCAGGTCGCGGTATTCCTTGTAGTCCTCCTCGACGCGCACCTCCTCGGCGTGGCGGGCGAGCCGCTCCTGGGCGTCCACGTCGCGGTAGATCTGCGAATTGGCGAGGTCGCGCAGGTAGCTCGCGCCGTTGCCACGCTCGTAGGTCCGACGCTCGGACACGCGCAACTGCGCGTTGACCGCCTCGGCGCGACGCTTGGCCGCGGTGGCCTGCGCGGAGCGCTTGGCTTCCTCGGCGAGCTCGGTGATGCGCTCGTCGAGGGAGCGGATCTCCTCGTCGGCCTCGCCGATCTTGGCGGTGAAGTCGCGGAAGATCTGGTCTTCCTCGTCGGTCAGGGTGTCGCCGTCGCGCTTCTCCTGCTTGGCCACGTCGATCACTGCCTTGCGGGCACCGACCAGGTCGTCGCGACGCTTGTTGGCGTCGTTGAGCCTGACCATGAGCCGCTTGAGCATGTCGTCCTCCATGGGACGAGCTCCTTTCGGATGGTGGGATGTGTTGGCACCCGTCAGGTGCAACGGCGTGAGCGACAGGTGAAGCGGCGTGCCCGAGGGGCAGGTGCTCCGGCGTGTCGGCCAGGTGTTGCGGCGTGATCAGGTAAGAATTGTGGATCTGCGAGAATGGTACTACTCGCGAGTAACTTTCGTCACAGCTTGAGTGGCTTCTTGC